ATATAAAAGTCCATTGGGAAAATTCTGACTTATATATGTTGTAGCATTTGTACTAGATAATCCGGGATCTTTCAAGATATAATTTAATTGAATTGTGTAAGTAGCATCAGGGGTAGGTGCTACCACAATTTTTTGTTCATCCCATAAACTGTAATATTTTGGAACTCCTGTTACTTCTGTAGGATTAAATTCAGACATAAAACTAGTATCTCTATATTGTAAAAATTCTCTATTATTAGGTTGAGAACTTCCTTGAGAATCTACTATTTGAGCTGATCTAACAATTAATAATCCTGCTGGTCTACCTATAAATCTATCTGAAGTAATTAAATTAGCTGTATCATATCTTCTGTTATTATCAGAATCGATATCTCTAAAAATTCTAAATTCAGCATTTTCAATAAATCCATCTAAGATAGTTGATGTAAAAACATTTGCATCTACTTCTGTATAGTCTCTAATTTTTTGTAATAATTCTGTGTATGTCATCCTTGTTTAGTATCCAGTGGTCCAGCTAAGACTTGAATACCTCCTCCTGTTTCTGTACTCGAAGCATTTGAAACCAAGTTAAACGTATAACTATTTTCTAAAGTTATTGTAGAAGGTTGGCCTGCTTGTTGTTGAGTTGTTTGTATCATAGTTATTGAATAACCGCCAACAATAATTGCACCTGAATTATGAGCGCTAGCAGTTGTGTTTTTAGGTAAGACTCCTCTAAATTGTGAGTTAGTTCCTCTTACACATCCTGTTAAATCATTGCTTGATTTACCAGTGTATTGAATAACTTCGTTGTTAAAATAAGAATCTCCATCATCTGATACATCTACTTTTTCAATCATAAAAAATCCTGATGTAGGAAAGGCTGAAGCATCTGTTAATGAAATAGTTGTGTCAGTTGCAGTTATGTTTGAAGCTAATGTTGTAGTTAGTTCTAATGTAGATTTAGCTACACCACCTACCGTTGGAGATTTAACTGATTGAAATCTTACAATATCATTATTTACTCTTGCGCTGTTAGGTTCTGATACAGTTAGTAAAGTAGAACCTGAAGCTGTTGTAAAAGGGTTCGTTGGTAAAAAATCTGTAGTTCCAAATTCTGTTCTTGCAGGTCTTGCTTTTTCTAAACCTTGTGGATCAGCAACAAATGGTTTTGGCTCTAATTGTGGTTGCTTACGTTCATATTCTGAATAATGTACAAACGCACCATTCCATTCTGTTACCATTTCTCTCCACGGAAAAGCTAATCCGCTTCGGTCAGAGATTGCTAAAGCGTGTTTCCCTTTTGCAAACTTTGCCATTATATCTCCGGATAATAAGTTTTAGGTGAAATGTAAACACTAGCTGATGAACCATCTTCTTCTAATGCTCTTAGTAATTCATCTTCGTAAAGTAATTTCATTTCTTGAGTTCTGTTAGGTGCTTTCTTTTGTGATATGTAATAAGCTAAACCCGCACACATACAAGGTACAAATCTATTAACAACATCAGCTTCGTTAGTATATTTACCTGCATCTTGTAATCTTTGTAAATAATAAAAGAACACGTAGTCTCCAACTTGATCAGAACCTGGAGTTAAATATAAAGTTACTGATATTCTATCTATAAATCTCTGTACCCAATATTGAGAAGGTTGACCTGTAGCAGTTTTATTTGAAAAAGCTGAATATTGTGATCTGTTTACTTTTGATAAAGGAGAGTCTACATTTGCTGAAGTTCTATAACTAGCCTCTAACATATCAGAAGCCATATTTACAAAATTATTTACTGAATCGTTTTGTGCATGAGAAGCAGCAGTTGTGTTATCTACACCTCTGGTAGCACCTGTTAAATTTAAACTAGATATTCCTGTATAAGAAATAATTTCATCATTGATTTTTATTTTTCCAGAGTCAGGCATCTGGGCCACAGAAGCAACTGGAATAGTTGTGTCTGTATCATTTATAGCAGCTGTTAGTGTAGTTGTAATTCCGTTTGATGTACCATCGCTTGGTGATCTATAAATTATATATTCGTTTTGACCGCTAACTAAACTAAAAGCATGTTCTCTAACTTGCCAAAAATGGATACCTCTATTATCCCATTCTTGAAGCATTATGTTTAATGATCTTCTAGCTGAACGCAGGTCATTACCTGAGTAATCAAAGAAACCTAATCTTTCAAAAGCTTCAGTTATAATTTCATCGATCGAGAATGTTTTCTCGAATGTAGTTGTGCCTGAAAAAGCCAAGTTGCCTCCTACGAGTTACTTCCGCCGCTATGAAAAACAGTGATAGCTGTAATCGATTCAGTAGTTAGTGCAGAGTAAACATCTGTTTTAAATAAAATTGGTACAGGGAAATTAACTGTCATATCATGAATATGAGCACCCTTATTTAATTTTACTTTTGATGTTCCACTTGCTCCACCATCTTTAAGCTCTAAAACTCCAGCTGCGTTAGGACCAGATACATGAACTCCATATACTCTAGTTCTTCCAGATTGAACAGTTTTAGTTTCAGTAGTTACGTTAGTTGCAACTCCATCAATTGATGATCCAAATGTTGACATAATTTTTATCTCCTAAAATTTATATGTGGGGCCGAAGCCCCACACTAATTATTTATTAACTATCACTAAATGGTGTAACAATAGTTCCTGATCCTAAGATCAAAGTATTGTGTACCAAGTATTGAGCAGTTTCTAACGCTGTAACTTGAATTACAGATCCAACGATCCCACCTGTAGTTGTTCCATTCATAGAAAGAACATCATTATCTGTAGAAGGGAAGAAAGCTTTTTTAGCTCCATCATCCACTGCGATCATAGCTGCACCTGTAAATTTATCTACACCGTCAGTTACGATTTGAACATCAGTTGCAGTTGTGTCTACGTAAAAATAGAAACTTGCACCAATGTTATTTAGATTGTTGTAGTCTGTCTCACCTGCACTTGCTCCATTAGCATTTGCATTGATTGATGGTAAAGTAAAGATACCATCCGCGTCTTGTGTTAATAAGATTCTTCCTGCGTGAGCATTTACAGTTAATGAAGTATTAGCTGTTAAAGCAACAGTTGAACCTGGTCCAGTACCTATAAAGCCATTTTTAGAAATGACCGGTCCTGAAAACGTAGTATTTGCCATAGTATTATTCTCCTAGTTTCCGTCTACATAGTCTCTAGGCCGTCGACTGTACGCGTCTATGTAAACTAATTAAATTATACAGTGGTTTTTTTATATACTAGTTTTGAGTAGAGTGCAAGAGATCCTGCAGTGTGGAGTGGATTTTTCCAACGATGTAGCTTTTTGATTAAGTAGCTACGGAAACTTGCGGAGCAGAGTCTTCAACTTTATTACGCATGTGTTCTCTTTGCGCTTCTGCCATCTTAATATGACTTAAAACATCTCGAACTTTTCGATCTATTTTAACCATATTGAGAGTATATCTACCCTCTTTAAGATGCTCTTGCTCCCACTGTAAGTCCAGACCCCTCTTTTGCTTGTAAAGGTCGTTTAAGTGTTGCATCATTTTTTCCATCGATAACCTCCTCATAGGTTATTCTATTTATCTTGTCACTATAAGAGTTTCCAAGATTTTCCCAAACTATACTTTTTTCTCCCAACTTGTCAAGTATAGCCTGTTCTAGTGAGGCTGGGTTATCATCAGCTACAACATTAAATTTAGCGTAATGATCATACGCCCAGATATTTACTAGAAATTTTACCATTATTCTTTCTTTCATAGAATTGTGGCGAGACTATGTCCCGCCACAAAAAATTACGATTAACTTGCTCCTGAAGATCCGAAGATACCTCTATAGTCAGATACACCAAATCTGTATCTTTCTCTAGCTTTGTATCTTACGTTTCCAGTATCAAAATCACCTTCCATTGCTGTTCTAATAGGTGTTCTTTCAAAATACTTCATTCCGTTAGGAACATCAGTAATGAAGAAGTACGCATTAGGATCAGTTAAGAAATTGTTCACTCTGTAACCTTGAGGAACCATTCCCATAGAAACGATTGCATTGATATCGTTATCAGCAGTGCCAGTTCTACCTTGAGACTTCATAAGTCTTTCAGCTTGGAATTGAAGCTCAGAAGGAACGATCATTTTCATTCCTCTAGCAGCAATTTTAAGACCTCTTTCGTCAGTCATTGCAGCGATGTCGATTAAAGACTGCTCCAATGAAGTTTCGTTAAGGTCAGCCTGTGTAGCCAAAGTGTTTGACACAGTTCCAGCGATCGTTGGGTGAGCTGTACTAAATAATTGTACACCATCTCCAGAAGTGAAACCACCTCCGAAACCATTGATCAGTGGATTTACTGATTTGATTTGTTTAGTATTCGCCATAGATCTAGCTAGCGCTTTTGTATATCTAGACGCAAGTCTGTCATACAAGTTGTCCTCAATCGCTTCTTCAGTGATTGCGAACGCAAGCGCAACAGTTTCCATAGTGTATCTAGCTGTGTAAGTCTCTTGAGCATTGTCAAAAGTTACGCCAGAACCTTCAGGTTTAACTGCAGCATTAGCAAAACCAGATAACATAACTTCTTCTTCAAACGCTCTGTCTGAAGTTTCTGTTGTGTAGATCTCAGCATGCTGATTCTCATAACGTTTATATTCCAGTCCGAATAGTGCATTCAGGCCTGGTTCTAGTTCTTTAACTAGTTGTCCTCGTGATATAGCCATGTTTTTTCTCCTATTCTAACTATTATATTCCTGCCGTAGCAGAGTTGTATATGTGTTCGTTAATCATCACTACCCAATTAACATAACCAGATGCAATATCGCTATTGTCTATGTTAGTTGATGGACCTATGATTTTTAACTGACCACTTGCTGTTGATAGCGTACCATCATCTAACATTGAGTTAGACACAAA